AGAACCCCCAAAGCAGGATCACCCACAGAAAGCAATAACAAATATTCTAATGAGAATTCTTGCGGTATTTGCAGCATCAGGACTATCAGTCTTGGGTGCAGGAGCCGTAGTAGGAATTGAAACTGCACAGGCAGTTATGCTTGCAGGACTCTTAGGTGTTGCAACAGTTATCGAGAGACTGGCAAGGGCTTTTTTGGACGATGGAAGGCTATCATTATCAGAAATAAATGACGCCTTTAGAACGGTAGATAAAAAGGCTAATTAGTCATTATCACCCATAGTTGACAGCCCTCTCTGGGCAATGGTATACTTAAGTATCACCTATCTGGAGAGGGCTTTTGCATGACTTGTATTGTTGTTTTAAAGCATGAAGACAAAGTTTATATGGCTGGAGATCGTGGAGCATCAGATGATGGTACCATTCTAGCACTTGAAGCACCAAAGGTTTGGAAGACTGGTCCCTATTTAATTGGGTATGCAGGATCAATGGACGGAGAAAGAATTCGTCACAACTTTAAACCAACTGCTCCTACCCTTAAAGATACAGATAGATTTATGCATACAAAGTTTATTAAAGAACTGCGTGAATTTTACAATGAGTTCTGGGTTGATACATCTAAAGAAGGAGACCTTGGTTTAATTATTTCAGTTCGTGGACAAATCTATGAACACAGTTCTGGAGATATGTCTTTATCTAAATACACACTTCCATACCTTGCTATGGGGTCTGGTGCAGAATATGCTTATGGTGTTTTATATGCAACAGACAAGCAAAAAAATGCAAGGAATAGAGTTCTGCAAGCAGTAAATGCAGCAATTAAATTTAACCCATCTTGCATGGGCCCAGTTGACATTGTCAGTCTTTAAAGGTATACTTATTATATGAATCATTCACACGACGACCTGTCGCCTGAAGAGCAAGAGTTTGGTATCTGGCTTGAAAACGGTATAGAAAGAGGCTGGGTAACACCACCTTATTGCAATACCCATGATGGTGGATACGAATATATGGATGAAGAAGAAATTGAGGAATGGGACCAAGGTGGAGACCCATGTTGTCATGTCATAAGACTGATGATCTCGTAATAGAAAAGGAATAAAATGAAAAAAGTACTACTAGCACTACTATCAGCAACACTATTAATTACAGTAACACAGCCAGCACAAGCAGAAGACCAAAAGGTCTTAGCAATTATTGACTCTGCAGTTAATTCTGACAAAATTTCTTCAGTGATTTATGAGGCATGCTTTACACAAAACAACTCATGTCCAAACAATACAAACTTTATGGAAGGTAAGGGGGCTGCAAATTCACATGTGTGGCCTTCATCAATTGTCAATTCTATCTACCACGGCCACAATATGACTCAGGCAGCACTTACAGTAGATCCAAGCATTAAAATTGTCTTTGTTAGAATTGCCAACGTTACAAGTTCTGGAAATATTCTGCAAGACGTAAAGTCTTTAAATTCGGCAATTAACTGGGTATCAGCAAATGCTGAAAAGTATAGCATTGATGCAGTGTCAATGAGTCTATCGTCTATCTCTAAAAACAATTTAAATCAATGCACTACAAATTCTGCTGTTGCAGATTCAGTGTCTTCTCTTAATTCAAAAAATATTCCAACCTTTGCAGCAACTGGAAATGATGGTTCTTTGAATGTTGTTGGATATCCATCATGTGTTTCTGGAGTTATTGGAGTTGGAGCATCATGGTTTGACGCCAATACAAATTCTCATATTTTTGCAAAATCTACAAATCGTGGTCAAGGACTTGATGTTCTTGGTGTTGCAGAGGCTTTGATTGTAAGATATCATGGGACAACTGCAGACACGTCTGGAACTTCTGGAGCAACTGTTCTTGCAGCAGCAAAGTATGTTTCTAAAAATACATACAAAGCATTTGGAGAATACGTATCGTCTCTTCCAAAAGTACTATCGTATCCATATAACGGTAAGTAGTTATAAGTCCTAGGCATGACTAAAACTGCCTTCAATGTCCTATAACTCAGATGGTAGAGTGCCGAACTGTTAATTCGGATGTCCCTGGATCGAGGCCAGGTGGGACAGCGTGATATAATTGTATTGTAACACCTACAAGGAGGAATAAAATGGCAGCAAAAGGTAGTCTAGAAGCAATCATTGAGGTTGCAAAAAAAGAAGTGGGCACAATTGAAGGCCCAAAGGATAATGAAACAAAGTATGGTGCATGGATCAAGGTTAACTTCCAGCCATGGTGCCAGTCATTTGTTTCCTGGACAGCATTTACTGCTGGAGTAAAGTCATTTCCTAAGTCTGCGTCAACAGTTGCAGCAGCAGATTGGTTTAAAAAGGCTGAGCGTTGGTCAGATGCTCGCAATGATGACCCACAAGCAGGAGACTGGATCTATTTTGATTTCCCAGAAGATGGTGTAAATCGTATTTCACATGTTGGTCTTTGCATTAAGAACAATGGTGATGGAACAATTCAGGTTATTGAAGGAAATACATCAGGAACTGCTAAGGGAGATCAACGCAATGGAGGAATGTGTGTTGAGAAAACTCGTGGCTACGTAAAGAACAACAAGAAGAAGTTAGTTAACGCTGTCGTTGGTTGGGGCCGTCCAGTCTACACTGGTGAAGAAAATGCTCCACTATTAAACAAGTTAGCAGCAACACCTACTAAGTCTGCATCTGCAGATTCTGCAAAGAAGTCTGCAACCACAACAGTAAAAAAGACATCTAGTGGCGGAAAGTCTAAGGTAGCACTATAATGGAATCAAAAAAGAGAAGTTCTCTTAAGGCAATAAGTTACACTGCATTCCATGTAGGAGTTGCCAGTTTGCTATTTTCCTATTTGATATATATCATTACTGGTAAGTGGGAAAATGAATATTTAGAGCCCATAACTATAGGGTTTCTGGTATATGTTGCTTGGGAAATTGTTGGATACTTTATATTTGAAAGAATATGGAACAATCGTTGGCTTAGGAGGGTTAAGTAATGCGTATTAAAATAATTAGAGCAGTAGTAAAATTGCTTGGATATGAGTGGGGTGGAGATAGCCTCAATGCACCAGTCTGGACAGTAAAAGCAAAAAAGAAAAAGTAAAATATGGCACTGTACGAATATGATTGCATGCCATGTGCAAAACGTTATATCAAAGAGCGTTCAATAAAAGATAAAGACCCAGGGTATGTTTGCGAAACTTGCAATATTGCCTTGGTTCGTGTATACTCAAATGTAGGAGCAGTTTTCAACGGTAGTGGATTTTATTCCACTGATAACAGAAAGAAATAGGCAGTATACTATGAACACAATGATTGATGAAGCAGTAGAAGTAAATCAGTGGAGACTATCTCCACTAGATAGATGTGACTCTTGTAAAGCAGCGGCGCTGGTTCAGGTAACTGGTATTTCGGGAGACTTAATGTTTTGTGGTCACCACTACAATAAAATAATGGACAGCGTCGAAGGATATAAAAAAATGATGCAGTTTGCAATAACAGTGGTTGATGAAAGATCAAAACTAAATTAGATGATTAACTTTAATTATTTATTAAGGGGATCCTCCTTAAACCCATTAGAGTTAAGAGAAATATCCTCTAATCTTGAAACCATAGGGTATAAGTCTGTTTTGTTAACTTTTCATTCTAAATCTGCAGATTACTTTATAAAGGCTGCTGCAGCATTAGTTGCTGGTGATAAAATAAAATACATGCTTGCTTTAAGACCATACCACATGAGTCCACAATATCTAGCAATGGTTGTGAAAGCATTTGATGAAATAGATAAAAACAGAATATCAATTAATTTTCTTGCTGGTGGAGTAGACAGTATGAAAGGTGAGCAAGAACAAACAGATATATATGGAAACACCGAAAGCCTAGACTCCATAGTTAAAAGAACCGAGTTTGTTCGTAAATTTGTAGATCAATATAAATTTTACTCATTTAAAAAGAGTACTCCAGAACTTATTTTTAGTGGATACTCTGAATACACAACAGAGACTGCAAAAATTTTAAATGGAACTTCTTTATCAATGATAGATGACTACAGGAATAACATTGATAGATTTTCTGGAATAAAAAACATTATGGTTTCTGTATGCCTAATAATACTAGATTCTAAGTCAGAAGCAGAAGAGTATAAAAAATTTTTACATACAAAAAGTTACAGGTATGTGGATATGTCTATAATAGGAACAAGAGATTTTGTTAAAGAAAAATTACTTTTACTAGAAACTGAAGGTATAACGGATGTAATGATTAATACCCATAGGTGGGAGTTTTGGGAGTTTTCTGAAACACTCCAGGAACTTAGCAAGAAGAATGATATACTAGTTAATGAGTTAATAAAAGAAATATCTCATGAGAATGGAAATATTTAGTGATTATTCAGATTATTGGACTACCTGGTTCTGGGAAGACAGAATTAGCAAAGGCATTAAAAGAACGCATAAATGCTATCCATCTTAATGCAGATGAAGTACGTGCAACAGTAAACTCTGATTTAAGTTTTACTCCAGAAGATAGAATTGAACAGGCAAGACGCATGGGAGAAATGGCCCGCCTGATTTCTAAGCAAGGGGTTGCTCCAGTAATTGTTGACTTTGTATGTCCAACAGACCTAACTCGTGTGGCATTTGGCAAGCCAGATATCCTAGTCTTCATGGACACAATTGCAGAGGGTCGTTTTGAAGACACTAATAAAATGTTTGAACGACCAACAGAGTTTGATGTATCATTTATTAGCCATAACTTAGATGCAGAAGCAAAGGCATCTCATATCATTGATAAGTTTAGTCTTCATGATTGGTCTGCACCTACAACACTTATGCTGGGTAGGTATCAGCCTTGGCACGAAGGACACCACGCCCTTTACAAGGAGGCTGGTAAGAGAACTGACCAAGTACTTCTTGGAGTCCGTAATACCTACAATACAAGTGAAAAAGATCCACTTAAGTTTGATCAGGTAAAGGAATATATTGCCAAGGATGAATTTATGGACGGTGCATTAGTACTAAGACTACCTAACATTACAAACATTGTATATGGTCGTGATGTAGGATATAAGATTGAGCAAGTAGATTTGGGGGCAGACATTCATGCTATATCGGCTACGCAAAAACGTAAAGAGATGGGTATCTAAAGTCTGGAACTTAATTACTAAGCCTAACAATATGGAGTGGCCATCATGAAAGTAACCAAACAAAGATCAGCGCTAAAAGCAATTACCTGGCGTATAATTGGAACGGCAGATACCTTTGCTATTGCGTGGTTCATAACAAAAGAACCTATTACAGCAGGTGCAATCGCAAGTTTTGAGGTAGTTACAAAAACAATCCTTTATTACTTGCATGAGCGTGGTTGGAATAAAGTTAAATGGGGGAGAAAATAATGTATGAATACTATGTAAGAAAAGTAGAGAATGTAGTAGATGGAGATACCATTGACGTTCTTATTGATTTAGGGTTTGATATTTTGTTTGCATCTCGTGTTAGACTGGCTGGTATTGATACCCCTGAGTCTCGCACAAAGGATCTTGCTGAGAAGGCCCTTGGTCTAGAAGCCAAGGAGTACCTAAAGAAGTCTCTTAAGGATGCTAAGTCTGTTGTAATTAAGACTGAGAAGATGAACTCATCTGAAAAGTATGGTCGCATTTTAGGCTGGGTATATGTAGATGGAAATACAGTATCCCTTAACGACATGATGATCAACGATGGTTTTGCTTGGGGATACCTTGGAGATACCAAGGTTAAAGATTTTACGGCACTTGCTAAGGCAAGAAAGAAGTCTGGAAAATGATAATAAAAAACATTTTAGAAAAAAATGTACACTACTATCAAAATGTTATACAAGATCCAGAAAAGTTAATTAATGATATAGAAAAAATAGATCATCTTTTAACAGAAGAAACTGGTATTTCCAAATGGTCTGACTGGACAGCATATCAATCTACTTACGCATTTGGAAAACAAAAAATGATTAGAGAGCATTTTTTTAATAAAGATCATGAGGCGTATAGTCAATGTAGAGACATTGAAAAGCAAATAACTGATGCAATACTGTATGCATCAAAAGATTATGAGTCTCTTCATGTTGGACTAGATATTGGTATTCTTTGTCCAATGTCAATAAGCAAGTATTTTGTTGGAAGCCAGATGGGAAAACACACAGATACACATGATAATGATGAAGGAAAAACTATTTCGGTTGTTCTTTATCTAAATGATGATTATACTGGAGGAGAGATTGAGTTTGAGGACCAAGGTATTTTAGTAAAGCCAACTGCTGGAAGCATCATAGTGTTTCCATCAAGAAAACCATACTTTCATGCTTCAAAGCCAGTACTATCAGGAGAAAAGTATATTGTTCCAGGGTTTTGGGAGAATAGAGTTAAATTTCAAACTGGATGGCAAAATGGATGAGTTTGATGAAATAGATAGACTTATTCTTAATGGTGGTATAGAGATTGCAGGCAAAGATTCAGAAACTGGAGAACTTTTATACAGGCCTACAGATAGGCTAAAAGAAATTGATTCAAGACTTAGTGAGGACCTGTCTGTTTACTTTTCAGAGATAACCCTTATACTTTGGCAGAAAAAGTTTTTAGATATGGATATAACTGAAAAAGATCCTCTTGTAAGATTGGCTGAAAAATCTTTTGACCCTAATGCTATAAAATCTTTAGAAAAAAATGAAAGAGTAGTGATTGAACAAATAATCAAGGCTCTTTTTGATAAAAACTGATATACTAGTAAAATAGGAGCCTTAATGAACAACTTGTATGGTGCTATTGGTGTAACAGGTATCTTTTTGTTATTTTTTTATATCTATATTCTTAGGAATAGAGTAAGCAGAATGAGGCCTGAAATAATAAGTCAGTCTATGCTTCAATATAGGTATAGTACTAGGAAAAAAAATCCAAGGCGTTTAAAGGCAAACTCGCAGTCAAAAATGCACCATGACAAAACAAATGTCAAGGTTATTATACTAGATAATCAAGCATACTGGATTAAAAATAACATTTTTTACAAGGCTCCATTAGTAGATCAACTAATAGACAAAGATTCTGCAGAAGAAGTTGACACAATAAACATGGATAAGGTACAATTAGATAAGATGCTTTTTATAATGGACAAACTAAGAGAAGGGATTAACGATGATAGTAGGGGTTCAAGGGACGAGTAGTTTTGACAACTATAACATCTTCTTAAGATCAATGGCTGTTGCCCTTTCTGAGTTACAAGAAGAAGACAAAGACTTTATTGTATATTCTGCTGGACCAAACAATATAAACATGATGGCCATGGAATTTGTAAACTTATCTGAAAGAGGAATGAAGTCAAGAAAAAAGACTATAAAGTTTTTTAAGGTTACCCCTGAGTGGATGGAAGCAAATATAAAAGATTTTAATCATTTTGCTTTTCTTTCCAATCCAAAGGAACCTGTTTCAAAGACTGTCTATTCATCAAAACTAAATAACATAAACACAAACGTATACACATTTTAAATACATTAAAATAAGTATACCCAACCTGTGCCAAGCACACAAAAGAATGGAACAAAATGAAAACAATTAACTCTTTGACTGAGATGGAATCAGTCGTCAGCAAAAACAGGCAACTATCTTGGGATGGATGGACTGTAGTTGAAACTTTCCCATCAGATAAAGCATACTTTTCAAAGTTTGGAATATATAAAAATGGTAAATGGCAAATGAAGAAAGAGTTTATTCCTTCTAACAAAGGATGGGAAATCCCAGATAAGTATGTGAAATAAATGAATAAGTATAAATGGAAAGACACTGCAGTCTGCTTAGACTACGACACAAACTTATTTTTTGATAAGTACGAAGAAGATGAACTTCTTAGGCCTGCAATAGACGCACTGTGCTCTTCATGCTTAGTAAGAAAAGAATGTTTCTCTGTTGGCATTTCTGGCAAAGAATGGGGCATATGGGGTGGCGTATACTTAGAAAATGGAGAAGTATCCAAAGAGTTTTCTAGCCACAAGAGTAAGACTGACTGGGGTAAAACTTGGCAGTCGTTAACAATGGAGTAGTATGTACACAGATTCAATGAAAAGAGCGTTTCGATCACTAAATGCTCCTAAAAATTTTTCTTTACAGATTATAGATAATGACAATTTCTTAACTGTAAAGGCTAGTGAAAAAGATTTTATGTCTTTGGAAACAGTAGAAATGAAAAGAGAGGCGATAGAATATATGATTCGTGTAAAGAAAGCACTAGAAGATAATGGTGCAATCGTGCTTTTGGTTAGAGAGGGTGGCAAAGAACTATGATTGAGTCAGCATTAGTTGGAATATTTTCTTTCTTTGCCCTGCTGTTTTTATTTTTATATTTATCACAAATAAAAAAAAATCGTGCAATTCTTGCAAACACCTTAAGACTATTGGTAATGCAAGACTCTATAAATTCAGAAAGCAAAACAGATAAACAACAAGCAGATGAGGCATTCTTAAAATTTGTTTCAGATTCTAGAGACTGGGCATACCAATACATAGATGATGTTCAAGAAGGATTAAACAAGTTTGTTACTGATATTGAGCCTGAGATAGCATACTTTAATGAGTATGGGGAAGTTGGTTCAGCGTATCCACACTATCATTCTATGAAGAAAATTTCTGGGGCATACAAAGAACTAAAGAAACTTCTACCAGAAGACTATGATAGAATATAGTAATGATCATTCTTAAAGGTAGAGGCCATTCTAACATGTTAGTTTGTGAAGAAAAGTCCTGCCAAGATGATAGTACACAGATTTGGGCAAGTTCTGAAAGTAGAATTGTTGACCTGTGTGATTTTCATTACTCTGAGGCAATAAAACCATGAAGTTCTTTTGGTTTGAAAGATCTGACACATTTGAACTTAAAAACTTGTCTGAAGATTTAGAAAAAAATGGATTTGATGGAGTTTTATTAATATACTCTTTCTATAGTGACGATCATTTTGTAAAAATTGCCAACAGCATAGATGTTAATAAAAAAATAAAATATATAGTTGCAATTAGACCATATGCCATATCACCTCAATATCTGTGCATGATTAATAATTCATTTAAAAAAATATCAAAAAACAGAATAATAATAAACATAGTTACTGGTTGGATATATGATCAAGATAAAAATGTTGGAGGAATACAAGGAGTAGTCAACGACCTTTCTTCTAACATAGAAAGATCCAACTATTTAATAGATTACGTCAAAACCTTAAACAGTGTTAATGGTGGACCACCAGAATTTTATGTATCTGTAACTAACGAGACTGTATTTAATAGTGTTAGTAAAAATAATGTTATAGTCCCATACTCTTTATACAAACAAAATAGGTTTAATCTTGATAAAAGCAAAACGATGATATCTATATTCCCTATAATAAGAGAAACAGAAGAAGAACTGTTTGATTTAAAAAAAGTAAAAAGGCAGCAAGATGTTGAATACTTTACTAAAAAAGAATTTGAAAAATTTTTGCATGATTTGGAGTCAGACGGTATATTTAATATATTGTTAGGAAACGATCATGACGAAGAATCCAAAAAAAATATAATAAGTTTTGTTAGTAATATAACTAACAAATAAACAAACATCCTATAGGAGGAAAAATGAACACAACACAACTAAAGGCAATGCTTGCATCTTACGGACGATCAGTCCTTGGTGCTGCAATTGCACTATACGCTTCAGGCGTAACAGATCCAAAGACACTTGCTTATTCATTGCTTGGAGCCATTGTGCCCGTTGCAATTAGAGCAGTAAACCCTAACGACAAGGCATTCGGCAAGTTGCCAGATGCTAAGGAAGTTGAAGTAGCACTCAAGACTGCCAAGGTAGTTAAGAGACCAGCAGCAAAGAAAGCAGCAGTAAAAAAGAAGTAGTATAATAGATACTATTCCGCTATGAGACTTTAAAAGGTTTTACAACGGATGCTCCGTAGTGGAGAGTTAGCAGTGGTTAAGTCTTCGTGGCTAATAGACCTGAGCAGTCGTCTATAAACTGCTCTCATTTTTTGTGTATGCAAAAAGTGTTATAACATATCTTTTCCCGTTAGAAATATCTTTGACCCCATGAGAATACTCCTCAGTTCCTGGATGAATAACCATATCCCCAGCCTTTGGCTTATACTGCAAGTTTAGTTTTGGGTAGTAGATTTCTCCACCTTCGTAATTATCATTTAAATATAAAACTACTCCATAATGCATTGTTATTTCCGTAATTTCAGGGCTATCATCAAAATGAACTGGCATACCTTTACCCTCAGCCTCCACTAAAAAGTCATGACCCTTAATAAAAAAAGATTCTTTTGATATTTCTAATAGTACTTTTTCTAGTCTTTTTATAAAATTATTTTTATTTTTTAAATATTCTAATACTGCAATATGGTCTCCAGCCCCACTAGAGGACCCTTCTGTATTATTTTCTGTTGGAAGTTGAATCAACTTATTATTAAAATATTCAGAAGAGTTTACATATTTATAGTTTACTTTATTGTTTACATCAACAGAGTTAAAAATTGAGTTAATTTGATCTTCAGAAAGAAAATTATTAATAATTATTATTTCATTGTTAAAAGGTTTTGAGACATTCACTTTATCTTGTCCACCAGGAAATACTGTATCTGTTTGTTTTTCTTACCTCATTAACTCCATGCTCATACTGCTTGTTTCCAGGATGCATTACTAGAGACAAAGCCGTTGGCTTTATAGACAAATCCTTTTGAGGATAAAAAATTTCTCCACCTTCATAGTCGTCATTTATATAAACAACAAAACCATGCGTAATAATTTTTTCTGATGGATTGTACTGCGGATGATTGGGACTAATCTCATCAGTATGAACCCCAAGACCAGGACCAATTCTTCTAGACACTGAGTTTATTGGCAGATAATTAAACTCAAAAATACCATACTCACTAGAAAATATAGGTTTTGATCTTTCCTGAAGCATAGACATAAAGTCATTGTATTCTTGATATTTTTCTTTAAGATTGTTTCTATCAATTCTTAATTGATTGCCATACCACTCTTTTAGTCCAGATCCATCATTTGAGCCATTCCAAAGTTTTGGATCCTCTGTTGCCAGAGCCTGAAGATAGTCTGCTTCAGCCTGTGTCAAAAAGTCTTCAACTACTATAATTTCGTTATTAAATGGTCTTGTTATATTCATATAATCATTATACACTATCTTACATTATGGTATACTAGACATATGCTAAAAGAAGGCGACTTTGTTATGGGATCAACCTCTGAAGGGGTTGTACATGGCGTTATAGAGCACATTATGACTGAGGGTGGGATACTTGGTACACCTGGATCAGAATATGCTTTAGTTTCAATGCCACCAGAAAATCCAGCAATGTCTGTTAGAATTTACAAAGAAGAAGACGGTACATGGAAGCCAACAGCATACAGTATTGGCATGATGCACCACGATGCTGAAAAAGCAGATATGGATAATCACTCAATGGATTTAGAGGTTGCTATGGCAATGTACGACTCACAGATGGGCAAGTCTTATCATGAAGACGAAGAAGATAAACTTAAGAAAGAATATGAAGGTTGTGGCTGTCCAATGTGTAAAGAGTTAAATGTAACTTGTGAAGAATGCCCAATGTGTCAGGCTGGAGAAATGAAATCAGACTGTTGCGGTAATGTAAATAAGCAAGCACCTTGTTGGGATGGTTATGTACAAAGAGGAATGAAGCCAGGAGCAGATGGAAAGCCAGTACCTAACTGTATTCCAGTTGCTAAGTCAGATAGTTGGGTTGATTCTCCATTTAAGTTGGCAAAGTAATGCCAAAGAAAAAAGCAGCAGCGTTTAATCCTGTTCAGATCAAAGATGGTTGGATTGTTAGACTATACAAAGATGGTCGTATTAAGTCTAAGATTGCACCATACGAAGTAAAACATAAGCCAATAACTAAAACTATTTAATCTTTGGTTCAAGCCTATCCCAATGACCATCAGGGCTTCCTTGATACATTTGCCCAGTTTCTCTGTCAATGAGTAGCCATTTGGTGGGTGCAAGAGTCTGAACCGTTAAGATAACATCTTCTTCTGTTTGATCAAAAGAGTGGGGCTTCCTTGAACCATCTGCATTAAAACTCATTAAACAATTATACCTTTTCTTTATAAATTTAAGGACAATATAGTGTTGCAACACGCTATATGAATGTTTCCCGACACAAATATAACAACTATATTGTCACAATATAATTATACCACGGCAAGATTTGAAACTTGATAAGAAGTAGGATAGTAAGTGATTGATCCATCAGTTAAAACTAAAAATTTTTCAAAGTTCCAGTCGATATCTTTACCGCCTTTGGCCTGATCTTTGCAGTGCTTATATATTGGGTGAGCATTTGGACCATTTACCTCAATCTTTTCAGACATTGGGAAAGTTACGTTGTAAATGTTGGTACAAAAATCTTTTATTTCTTCGTTTGTCCCTGGCTCTTGATTGCCAAACTGATTACATGGAAACCCAATTACAACTAACGAGTCATTCTGGGCTTTCTGTAGATCAGCATACTGAGGAGTTGAACCACAAAAGGTTGCAGTGTTTACAATTAATATATTTTTTTCTTTAAAACTTTCCAGTTTTATTTCATTACCATTGTTATCAACAAATGACAAATCATATATACTCATATGAGTGCTCTGCTTTCTGTTAGTTAGATAGAACTAGATTAGGATTAATGCGTGATCTTTCGCCAGCCATAAGTCTTTCAATATGGTCACGAATAACGGCATTTTCTTCATTAAAGATATCTTCAGATCTGTCAGGACCCATTTTTGGATCTTGTCCTTTTGCTATAAGGTCTGCCTTAAGAGTACGCTCTACATCCCAGTTCAATGTTGTGCAGGGATAGTGCTTAACTACATAGCCATCCTTATCAATGAGATACTTTTCAAAGTTACAGTTCATCATAGAACCACCATCATGCTCGTTTAAGTAGCGTGACTCATAGTCTGTTTTTTCGACTAAGTCCTTTTCTCTTTTGTCTGCAGCCAATGCTGCAATCTGCTCAGAGATCTCTAAATAAAGTTCGTGTCTTTCTCCAAATGGTTGACCGTTTCCATTAAGTCCTGGACCTTGTCCAAGCCATGGGGCTTCCAATGGAATTTCTGCGGGATTAGAAACAATCATTTCGGAAAATGGGAATGTAACACCATATACATCTTCACCATACATCTTAGAGTCTAGACCTTTTTCAATACCCTTAGACCATTTACCCTTTGTGATACTTGGACCACAAAAGTCATTAGTAGGGATTGCCACAACAGAGAAGTCTTCTCCTGCTAGGTCTTCTTGAATCCATTCGATGGACTCCATTTGCCCAGCGTTACCACAACCAACTGTTGTGTTAATAAGCATAACTGTTTTTCCTTTAAACTGTTGAAGGAAGTTTGGAAGGCCTTCGGCTGATTCCATTTCGATGTCATATATAGATTTCATGTACTTATTATAACACCTTTTTTAACAGTCGTCCCCTGTGCTTACTGGCGCAAGGTCTGCGTTTATAAAGGAATTTCCATACAATGTGTGTCTTGAGTTAGGGCCAAGAACCTTATTGACTTTATGCTTGTACTTGTCTCCTCCAGGAATTACAGCCAGCATGCCAGCCTTTGGCTTTATCTTAATTGGAACATTTCCAAACTCCAACTCACCACCTTCAAAGTCATCGTTAAGGTAAAGACTAAATGAGGCAACAATATTGTCTTCTGGTCCAGGATCTTGGTGCCAATACATTGCAAAATCAATATCTTCTATTTTTACTCGATATTCATTTAAAGTATCAAGGTTTGCATTTGCTGCAATTTCTCCATCGGTCATATATTTAAAAGATTGTAGTGTTGAATGTCTTTTATAGGTTAGTGGCAGAACAGAATCAAGCCTATCCCAGACACCATTGGGATTATAGAATACTGGAAGATCAATTGATTTTGAATCTTTGTGAGGAAAAACAATGTTTCCATTTTCATCGTATTCAGGAATGATTTCTAAAAATTTATTTAAAATATTTTTATATGGAGATCTCATTGTTGGATACCATCCATTTGAGTCATCAGTTTGTTCTTTAAACCAGGCCAACTCTTCTTTAGTAAGAAAG